CCTGTTGTTTCGATTTGCATAGAAGTTAGTTGGACGCGGGCAAGACTAAAGGCTCGCCCGCTCCGAGGATCTGGTTGGTTTTTTTCTGCTCTGAAAGCATCCGCTCCATGACCTTGGTCGGGTCTTCTTTGCGGCGGGTGTCGAAAAACTCGTTTGAGGCGAAGCCGATGCGTTGGAGTTGGGAGGAGCCGAAGGAGCCGGTGACGGCGGATTGCTGCGCCTGCTGCTGCGCGACCCGCAGCGCCTCCTCGCGCTGTTGCAGGGCGAAGTTGGCCGCGTCCACTCGGAAGCCGCCGGCCGCAGCGTCTGCGGTGCCAGGACCCAGCTCAGGGCCGAGGGCGCGGGCGGCGGCCTCACGTTCGCGCTGCGCCTCCTCGATGCCGCGGATGTTGCCTGGCCCGAGCTGCTCGCCCACTACATTGCCTTTTCTTGTGCCGGATTGTCCTGCCTGGCGTGTGTTGTCTTGATCTTCAAGCGCGGCCTCGAGCTGGGCGGCCATGCCGCGCCCAGGGCGAACGGGAGGAGCTGCATTGATCTCGGCAAGTTTTGCCCGGAGATCGTCGGCAACTCGGACCAAGTTTTCCAAGGGGGCGGATTGGATTTGATTAAGCCCGGATGAAAAATTGCCTTTCATTACCTCGCCAATACCCATGACGGACTGAACGATGGTGCCAACAATGCCGTCCACGGCGGCTTGTATCGTGGCAAAGACAGAAAGTATCCCTTGGCCGATGGTTGCGATTGCCGGTCCAAATCCAACGGCGAGCTGCTGGCCTAGGCGCTGGAAGCGATCGGCCATGGCGTCCACCTTGGCAACCACCTCATCACTGGCCACGCTGACGCCGCTGGCCTGCGAGCGGATGGCGTCCGATCCCTGGGCAAGTAGCGGGATCAGGTCGCGTTGCCGGTTGCCGATCAGATCGAGGGCGGCGGCGTAGGCGCTGTTGCTACCGCCAGACCTTTGCAGGGCGTCTGCCAGGCGAAGGAATGCTTCCTCGGGAGAAAGGTTCGCCAACTCGGTGGCTGACAGGCCCAGCTCGCGCAGCGCGTCGGCCTGGGCGCCGGTGCCGCTTTGCGCTTTCTGAATGTTGATCGTCAGCCGGGAAAAAGCCGCGGCGACTTGCTCAACGCTTGAGCCGGCCTCACTGGCCAGTTGTCCGAACCGCTGAATGGATTCGGCCGATACGCCGAATTGCTCGGAGAGATCTTGCACGCGGCCGAACTGGTCAATGATGGCCCGGATCGCGCCAAAGGAAGCCAAGCCGGCCAGCGCCCCGCCGATGCTGCTCTTGATGTCGGAGGCCACGCCGGCAAAGGCCGTCCGCATGGAACCGGACGCGCTGTTGCTGAAGCCCTGGGCATCACGCAAAGCCTGCTGAAAACCAGTCTTCGTCTGGTTCTGCGCTTTAATTCTGACGTTTACTTCAGCCATTTTGTTTCTTTGCTTTGTGGCGGACCATTGCCAGGCGTTCCGAGTCGGTCACGATGTCCAATCGGTTGCCGGATTCGGATTCGTAATGCGCGGCCTCATACCAGGCGGCCACGCCAACCGGGGTCTGCCAGGCTTGTTCCTCGGACATGCCGAGGCGCATCAAATGCACGACAGTCAAAATGGATGCGGGGATCTTGCTCGGCTCGTGTTTTTCTTTGGTTTGCCTGACCCAGAACTGCGGCGGCGCGCAATAGTCGGCCACATAGACGGCCCACTTGGCGGCCTCGGTCTCGAAGTCCATCTTGCCGGCCATCCATGACCAGGCACGGAACCGCAGGCCGTTGGCATTGAAGGCGGCCAGCGCCGGCCTCGAGCAGATCCAGGCGGCGAGGCGCAACTGCGAGGCTGTGCCGAGGGCGCCGGTGTAGAATGGCGAGCCGATGCTTTCCAGGGCGAAGGCATGTCCCAAGCTCAGGGGCCGCATCTTCAGCCCGTAAACGCGATGATTCGCGTTTAAGAACGCTTCAGCCGCAAGCGCGTCCATTGCGCTGGCTCCTTACGAAGCTCCGAAGGCTATCGTGGTTTCGCTTTCGCGGACGAAATCGGTGTTGCTGAACCGCTTCTCTTTGCGAATCGTGCCGGTGGAGGCCGTGCCAGTGACCAGTCCGTTGTTCGTGTTGTAGGCGATGCCGCGGACGGTCACGCGCTTCACGTCGCCAAGGGTCTCGGCAATCTCGGAGGAAATGGTGTCGAAGGTGATGCTGTCGAAAGTGAAAGAATCGTCCTGGTTGGCATCGCCCAAATAGGTCACGGACGCCTCGCAACGGGGATTGTAAAAGCGGACTGCCTGCGGGACGGTCGCGGCGGCCGAGGCGTCAATGACCACCTCGTCCACGTTCCACGTCAGGGTGGCGTTGAGCACTTCGTTGCTGTCGAGCGTGGGGCAGCCCCAAACGGTCGTGACTGTCTCGGTGGTGGTCTCGGTGCGGGTGTGCTTAAGGATGTTGTCCTGGACAACACCCTGGTTGTCCTGCACGGCCACCCATTCAAAGGTCTTGCCCGTGTTTCTCCCGTCGCCGGCTGTTCCGTAGCTAATCGCCATGACACCTGCTAGGTGTCAAATTTCTGCGCCTACGATGGCCCGGTAGAAAAGCCTGCCTGCTCGGCGGCCATTTTCATGTAGTTGTCGGCCTGCTTTACCATGGCCCAATACCGTTTTTTCAAGACGGCGACGGCACGGCGATCGACCAAGAAGCGGGATTCGGGGTAGACCGCGGCATTTGTCAGCTCGAGCACAATGTCCTGTCCTTGGAATCCAACCGTTCCGGCGCCTGGCGCGCTGTGGCGCGTAATCCAGCCAGGCAAAGAACCACCGAGGAAGGCGGCAGCCTTCGCCCACCCGGCGGCCATGTAGCCGACGCGCTTGAGGACTTGTTGGCGGTAGATCTCAAAGCTGCTTTTCTCAACGCGGAAGCGGGTGTCTTTGCCTCTCCGCAAGTCTGTATGAATGCGACCGCGTCCGCGGCGGTATTCGTTGTGAATACGCATCGGGTCGGTGCGCGTCGGGTTTTTTTTGGTGCCGAGAGATTTTGTCGGTCGCATGATCTTGGCCAAGTCGGCTTTGATCAATCGCTCGCCGGCAATTCGTTTCCAGCCGGTTGCCTGGAAGTCGCCCGGGGGCGTGCGCTTGGCAATGTCCGTAACGATCAGTTTTCCCTGCTGCCGCAGGTTGGTGGCAACGCTGCGCTTGCTGGTCTGTTGGAACTTGGCAAACGCCTCTTTGAACTTCTCGACGTTGACTTCGACCGAGGTCACGACTGGATGACGCCGACATCGACGGCGATCACGTTGATGAATGCGCGGTCCTCGAACTGCGGCGCCCGGTAGTTGACCGGCGCCACACCCAGCAGATCAATGCCGGTGGTGGCGCTGTTGAATCCGGTGATGAAATTGGCCTGGCTTTGCAAGGCCGTGGTCACTTTCTTTAAAAGTTCGCTGTGGCTGTCCCGGCTGAACACGGTGGCCGGTGTGCGGACGGAGACCTCTAGGGTGGCGACAAAGCTCGTCGCCCCTCGGTATTCCACGTTCTCCGCGGCAACGACAACGGCCTGCTTCTCCAAATCCATGTTGCCGGCGCTGACGGCCTCCAGAAACTGCGTATTGGCCGGGATGGTGATGGCGCTCTCGAGGTAGCCGACAACGCCCAGCTCTATCTCGCAAGGGTTCATGGCGTGCCGACCTCCAAGATCCACTCCTGAGAAATTGCCGAAAACGACTGGCGCACGGCGAAAATGTAATACGTCCTGCCGCCGATCGTGATGCTCGATTTGACCGTGGGCGGCCCTTGCCGCCAGACCTCGAAAGGATTGTCCTCGGGCAGATCGCTTTTGCGGATGCGGACAACGTATTGCACGGGCGACTGGAAACCGCCAGCCTCGAGGTTGAACTCGGGCGTGCCGGTCGTGACCACGGCCCGGTAGTCGATGCCGGAATAAGTCACCGTGGACCCGTAAAGCTCATTGAGCTTGTCGGCCATCACTTTGGCAAACTCCGTAAGACCGGCCAGATTCATGCCCTTTCGCTCCTGTCAAAGGTTGCCCCTACCACCCGGCGGCCACGGCATCGGGCGCTACGCGCTCAAAGACCTCGCGCCCGCGGCGCTCGGCTTCGGGGTTTTGTTGGCGCATATACTCAGCGTCCGACTTGGCCCCGGTGAAGAGCGGGTGATCGTGGAAAAATTGGATGTGCCGCCCGTCCTTTACCACGCCTTCCTTGTATGCGCGCCAACTCCACTCGGTGTCCGACCAGTAGCCGTCAAACTCGGGGTTGAAGAGCCATTTGCGCCCCGCGAAATACGACCAGTTGAAGCAGGGCAGCACCATGATTTGATCTTTGCGGAATCCGTCGAAGACGTGCAGGACCGTGGGCTTTCCTTTGTGCGGTTCCATCGCTTGCACAATCTGCTCGTCCCATCCGTGGGGCGGATAGCAATCGTCCTGCGCCATCAGGACAATCTTGGACGATTCGGCCGCGGCCTTGGCGGCGGCGTTGTAGTTGGCCACCGCGGACGAATGTCCTTTCGGCACGGCGGCGCTGACGGCGTGCGGGTAGTCTTTGATTCCCTCAACCACGGCGGAATCGCCTTCGTTTACGCCGAAGAAATACGAAACAAGCTCGGGGCGCGCGGCCCGCTCCAGGTAAAGCTCGCGGATTTTGATTGCCTGCTCGGGGCGACACGTCGGATGCCCCACGGCAATGCGCGGCCGGTGGCGTTTGCGGTATTCGCGGCGGAGGTTGTCGGATTCTTTGCCGTGGCCGGCTTTTGAGAGGGCGACGGCTTTGAGGTCATGCGCCCGCCAACCGAAGAGAGAGGCATCGTGCGTCCAACTCGGATCGCTTGGCTCGGGCTGTCCTTCCATGGCGTTGAGGTAGGCCAGAGCTTTGGCCGCCGATCCCCTGGCAAGGTGGACCTTGGCCAGCTCGGCATAGCCCTCGCGGCGGTGCGGCATGAGGCGCACGGCCTCGAGGAGCGGGCGCTCGGCATCTTCAAGATTTTTGATCCATCGCCCGATCGTCTGGTAGGCGACGAACTTTTCCTCGTCGCCCAGATCTTCGCGCGCCGTGGCGACAATGGCGGCCTCCATGGCCTTGGGGATGTCTTGCTGGATCTCGCATTCCCTGAACAGGAACCACCATTCGCGGCCTGTGCGCTTGTCTTCTGGGATGGCCTCAAGGATGCGCCGGTTGCGCGCCACACTGCCGCGCTTGTTGTTGACCGGCATGTGGATCACTTGCAGCTCGTTCGACCAGATGAGCTTGCTGCATTCCTTGTGCTCGATGTCCTCGTGGACGGCGTTGATCCACTTGTCGTAGGCCGACGCTTTGATCAGGCGCACCCGGCGGGCATAACTTCCGCTGGCGTTGGTCACATAGGGCGCATAGATCACGTCGGCCCCGGGATCGCGGCCGTCGCGCAACAGGCGCAATACTTTGGCCGCGGTCTCGGAAAGCAAATCATCGCAGTCGGCCCACATGAGGAAATCGGTCCCCTCGGGCGCCAGGGCAAAGGACTGGTTTCGAGCTGCGGCAAAGTCATCGACGTGCGGCCACTCATGGCCTTGAGCGTTGCGATACTGTCCGACGAGGCATCCTCGCTCTTTGGCGATCTCGAGCGTCTTGTCCGGTTCTTCGTTGCCGATGGCGCGGACTACGGAAAGCGAATCAACATGGGGCAAGAATGAATCAAGAAATCGGCCAATCATGGCCTCCTCGTTGCCACAAATAATCCCGAGATGAACTTTTGCCATAAAAGGGTAAGGGCCACGGCGAGTGGAACCGTGACCCTTCGGGTCGAAACCCTAAATGTAACTCCCGGCGGCCCACTCATTCCGCCGGGAGGATGAACACACGAACCTAGATGATCAGCGCCGCAGTGCCGCTGGTCAGACCGGCCGCCGAGCCGAACATCACTTCAACCGAAGCGTTGACCTGGCGGTTGTTGGTGCTGCCCCAGACGTTGTAGGCGACGGTCATGCCGAGCTGGTCGAGCGTGACGGACTCGCTGATCTGGAACTGCGAGGACACAGCGGGATCGATGGCCGGAGCCGCCGAAGCCACGACAACGGCTTCGGGCGAGACGGCGAAGCCATCGAGGCCGGTCACCGCACCACTGAAGCTGGAAGCGTAGTAAACGCCGTTCTCGAAGCCGTAGGCGCCGTTGCCCAACGTGATGTTGGTCGTGGCCGTCGGGATGAGGTTGGCGTAGATGTTGGGGTTGACCACGAGCGCCTTGCGATCGCTCTTGGAAACCGCGCTCCACAGGGTGGCCAAGTGGCCGGAACCGGGAGTGATGTTGGTCGTGGTGACCGTGGCCGCACCGAAGTTGACCGTTGTGATCGGTGTGATCGCAACGCTCCAGAGCTTGTCAGCCAGGGCTTGAAGGTTGATGCGGACCAAGTTTTCCAGACGATGACCCTGCGCGAGATCGGCCTGCGAGATTCCGAAGAACTGCACAATGTGGTCGAGAGTCACGGTGGCCTTGCCCACGGTCACGTCGCTGCCCGGCTCGAAGTTGGTCGGGTTGGTCGCAGTGGCCGAGGTCGCGGAGACGATCGGGACTTGGAGGGTTTCCTTGGGCTTGCGGACTTCATTGCTGAAATCCGTGGTGAACACGCGCATGGGCGCGAGACGGTTGGCCAACACAGTTTGAGCCTGTTGGCTGATGGTGGCGACAACTAGGCCGCTATCGAATACGTTTGCCATATTAGTTTTTGAGGGTTGGTTTTTTGGTTTTCTTAGGTGTTGGCCTAAAAATTATTTGCGGTTACGGGCGGCCCAGATGGCGGCTTTGTGATCCGCGTAAAGTTTGCCGGCGGCGGAGTAGTCCTTGCGCTCGATGGCATCCATCCACTGAGCGACCGGATCGGACTTGTCCTCGGAGGCGACGGCGGGGACGACGGCGGCCGCGGCAACTCCAGCCCCGCGCTCGAGGGCGGCGAAGGCTTCGTTGACTTTGGCCAGTTCGGCCTCGGCGGCCGTGGCGCGCGCTTCGACCTCGGCCAGCTTGGTGGCCATGTCGGAAAGTTTATTGATGAGATCGGAAGCGGAGACGCTGGCTTCGGGCGTGGCCTCTTCGGCGGCCGGCGCTTCGGGCGTGGCCTCAACGGCCGGGGCTTCGACTTCCGCCGGAGCGGCTTCAACGATAGGCTCAACCGCGGGAGCGGCTTCGACTTCGTTCTTTGTGGATTTTTGGATCTCGTCCATACGACCGGCGAAAGTGTCAAAGCGACGGCGCATGTCTTTGGCGCTGGCTGCGGCCGGAATGCCGTCTTCGATGGCGTCCACAAAACCGAGCGCGGTGGCCTCGAGGGCCGTCAGCCAGGTCTCTTCATTCATCAGGCGGCTAATCTCGTCGGCCGCCAGACCGCTCTTGCGCTGGTAGCCGCGGACAAGTGTGGCCTTCATGGTGTCGAGCAGATCGGCCTGCTTGCGGAGGTCATCGGCTTCGCCGGCGGCCAAGGTCCACGGGTTGTGGATCATCAAAAGTGCGTTGTCCGACATGAACGTCGGGGCGCCAGACATGGCGATGTAGCTCGCCATCGAGGCGGCCAGCCCGTCGATGTGGACAGTGACCCCGCCTTCGTGGCGGTTCAGGGCGTTGGCGATTGCCGTGCCGTCGATGATTTCTCCGCCCGGGGAGTTGATGCGGAGGTGGACGTGCTGGCCTTTGTGCTGCCGCAGCTCGGCGATGAACTCTTTTGCGCCGACGCCGTAAGCACCGATCTCGTCGTAGATAGAAAGCTCAACCTCGCCGCTTTGCTCGGCAATGTTCTTAAACGCATACCATTTCTGGGCCATGCTTGGCCCCGAGTGTCAAAATCAGCGCGGCGGCTCTTCTACTTGCGAGGGTTGTTCGGCATATTCTTCTGTCTCGTTGTGAACCATCGGCGCCGGTGATCCCGGCGCCGGCGGGAAAACGTCGGTGACGTGTAACCCTGCCGCTTCGCATTTGTTTTTGCGGCGAACAGCGGCAGCAATCGCCGCATCCTCTTCGCTCTCCTCGTCCAGCCCGTGCATCTCGGCGAAGCGGCGGGTGGACATGGCCCCAGTGCGGACAATCTCGAGGAGGGCTTTGGTGTCGCGGCCGAAGTCCACCGTGGCGCGGGCGGGCGGGATGAAGTCCACGCGGAACCAGTCCTCGCGCAAAGGCAGGCGGCCCGATTGGATCTCCTGCCAGATCCAATATTTCCAGTAGCGGCGGCAGAATGAGTTGATGAGCCATTCCTGCAACTCCGAGAAAAACACCTGGGCGTCGGCCAGCACATAGCGGGTATTGGCCCCGCCAATCCCTGCCACGCTCCAGAGCATCTCGGGCGAAAGACCGATACCCCAAGAAATGTCGCGGGCGAGGAAGTCGAGGAACGCTTGGAAGTTATTGCCGGGATGCTCGTTTTTGAACTGTTGGAGTTTCGTCCCGGGCGGCAACTGCATCACGCCGCTCTGACCGTAGAGCTTGTCGATCGTCACGCTGCCGCTGCCCTGCTCCTGCTTTTTCAGCGCGGCGCCCATGCCGATCTGCATCGCATCCGGGCTTTCGATGATGAAAGCCGGCTGCGATGCCAGTTTGAAAGTCTGCTTGGTGAAGCCGATGATGTCGGCCATGTCGTGCAAATGAAGCGCGGCACGAGCCAACCATGAAGGGCTGCGCGTATAGCCGAGGCGGGCAGGACGGCGGAAGTGCAGGATGTCATCCGCCGATACGTCGGTGAACTTGGTTTTATCGTCCGAGGAAAGGAGGCGGTATTGCGTCGGCTTGCCGAAGGCGTCCACGCGCACCCCGTCCTGCCATTCGTCCTGGGCAAGGCTGGTCGTGGCGTTGCCTACGGACTCAGCGCCGATGAAACGCATGAGAGCCCGGCCACTGTCGCTTTTGACGAATTGCCCGAAGAAGTCGCCGTCGATAGCGACGTGGCGCACGATGAAGTTTTGCGCTTCGTAGAAATTGACCTGGCCAGCCCGATCAAAGCCAAATGCCTCGCGCCCGCAGGCGTCCTCGAACATTTCCTCGGCCTGCTTGTTCCAGTCCGCATCGGATGTTCTGGCTTGTGGGACAATGCCAGTGCCGCAGACATAGCGCGCCACGCCATCCACGGCGCGGGCGGCAAGGCCGACGTTGTTGTAGAGCCAGCGCGCCTTGCGGAGGATGTTGGTGCGCGTGCCGTTGGTGAACTCCTGCCGCGGCTCGAGTGTCGGCATATAAACCAACGTGCGCCCCGGCTGATAAAGCTCCGCGGCCTCGTAAGCGGCATTTTTGGCCGCTTCTTTCTTGGGTCGCCCTGCCCCGGGGCGGTATCCGCCGCGCTTTGATTTGCCTTTGATTTCCGCCACGCACGAGCGGAAGTGTCAAAGCTCAGAGGCGGGCCAAGGCTTCCGAATAGTCGGCGTAGATCATGCCGGCATCGCTCACTTTTGCCGGATTGGTGGGCGGCTCGAGTTCGGCAATCAGGTCTTCCACAATGTTGAGAATGTCGGCCTTGCTGTAGCTGCGAGCCTGACCGCTGGCCGTCCCGCCCTCGAAGCCGGTCGAAGTAATGACGACCTCCGAATCGGCGAGCAAATACAGACTGTCGGACAGAGTCTTGAGCTGGCTCAGAGTCTTGGTCCGTTTGAGGTGTTTTCTGATTCCTGCCAATTCGGAGGTCATGCCTCTTCAGTGCCTGTCAAAGGTTCTGACTGGCATACCACCTGACTAGGCACAGCTTTTCCGCGTCGGCGTAGTGGTTCGGTCCCATGCGCTTCCACACCGGCTCCTCGTAGCCTCGAGGAGTTTTGTGCGGCACCAACCTCTCGCGCAGCATTTCGTCGCAGTAGTCGCGGCCGACGTTCTTCGGAATGTGCCACGGACCGCGGCCGTCTCGGATTGAGTCGAGGTAGAGAAACCGCTTGAAAATGTCATCCGAGTAAAGCGCCAGGCTGCGGTTGAAGGTGCGGCCGCCAATCATCAGATCCACAAAACGCACCGGCTTGTTGGCGAATTTTTCCGATCCGCCCTTGCTCGGGAAGATCGGCATTCCGATCTGGTTCGCCGTGACGCACGCCGCATAGACGCGCTCGGTCATGTAGCCGGAGTCCATCATGCCGCTGTCGATCTTGCGGCCGCCCCACTCCATGCTGGCCAGCAATGTGACGGCATCTTCCGGGGTGGCGGCGCGGCCATACTCAATCAGCCAGCTCGCGCCCTCGGCTGAGAATGCGCGCACGACGTAGTTTGTAAATGCCTGCTGAACGTCCATCCCGCAAAGCAAATAGCCTTCGCCGGGCGGCAAGAGCATTTTCCCGATCTCATAGTCAGACTTGCGGCGGTCAATGTCGGTGAGCGCGATCTCCGCACCCGGCTCAACCCATGGCTCGGCTTGCGTGGAGTTTTTGAAATCGCGAAGACCGTTGATGCTTTGTTTGTCCCGAAGAAACTTCACGGCCAGCGCGCCGAAGCTGCACGCTTTCCATGGTGCGTAGATGCTCGGCAAGTGGAACGACCGCACGCCCGGCGGCGCCATGTGGTTGGTGGCCATCCATTCGCCAGATTGCAATGCCTCGATCTTCTGGCCTTCGGTCCAATGGCCGCCGCACTCCTGGCACTCGTAGTGCGCGGAGTCTGCCACTTTGGGGAAATCCCATTTGCCGTCGGCGCCTTTGGCCGACTGATCCCACTTCACCTGTTCCCAGATCAGCTCGACGCGCTTGCCGCAATGCGGACAGGGCAGCATGAATTTTTCGCAACTGCCCTTCAGGTATTCCTGCCAGATCTCACCCTCCGGCGTGGTCGGGGTCGAGGTCTTCACACGCAGCGCCCCGGCAAAGCTCTTGGTGCGGTTTTCAGCCAGGAGAAGCGCCGAGGTTTCTTTGTCAGTCTCGGAAGCGAATTTGTCCACCTCGTCCATGAGCAGCAAGCCCGCCGGCCGACTGGCGAGGTTGGCCGGGGAGTTCGATCCGACAAAGACAAGCGAGCATCGGTCGAAGTGCTGCTCGAGCTTCGACCACTTGTGCCGATCCCGCGGCATGTGCTTCTGCATGGCCGGTGAGTCTTCGCAAATTGGCATCCATCGCGTCTCGCTGAAGGACTTGGCCAGCTTCTCGTTCGGCATGACCCAGACCACCGGCGCCGGTTTGTTGGCGATACGCCAGGCCACACCGGCTTGAATGACCGTGGTTTTGCCCGTCTGTGAAGCCCAACAGAAAACAATGTCCGTCGTGTCGGGATCGCCGAAGCATTCGAGAGGCGTCCGCATGTAGGGCGTTAGCCGCGTCGAGAATCGCCCTGGCATCTGGCTCTGCCGCTCGGTCAGGAAGATCTCGTCCTCGCACCACTCGACCACCCCGCGCCGATCGGCCGGTGCGTAGAGTCCACGAATGAAGCCGCGGAGCTGCTCGGCCGCCGGGGTCATATTCCCGCCCGGACAACTTCGGCCAGACCGTCACACCACTCGGCCAGCGTGCGCTCGATCTCCCGCACCGGCTGGTTGTGCAGCCGTGGCGCCAACTGCTTCGGCATCACGGCCAGCATTTGCGCGGTGGCTTGATGCGGTCGGGCGCATATCTCCTGCGCCTCGCTCAAAAACAGGGTGATGCCTTCTTGCCGCTTCCAGTCCCGATAGTCGCTCTCGGCCTTCATGCGGTTTTGCCTGGCTGCAATGTAGGCCGCATTGATCCGGCGGTATTCTTCGTCGGAGGTCTCCGGCCGCTTGGTGGCATCGGCCAACCGCTTCCACCCGATCTTTTCCGCTAGGCGTGCCGTCTTCACAGAATCCCGCGGATCGCTCTCGGCCGCCTCGGCCACTGGGTCGGGCTGCGGGACGGCCGGCGGGACGCTCGGGTCATCCGCGGGCGGCGGCATCGCGGGCGCCGGAATGTCCTTCGGCCGCGGTGCGTCTTTCCGTGTGCGGCAATTTGCCCCGCGCCATTCGTTCGCCGCCTGAAGACTGCTGATCGGCATCCCCCGCGCCGTCAGTTTGGTCACCGCCGCCTTGCTGACGCCTAGCGCCCGCGCCATCTCTGCCTTGGTCATGCCCTCGGTTAACCTGTCAAAGGTTAACTTAGGCCGCGTCAGTTAACGCTCGGAAATCGTCAACATGACGCCAAAAC